GTAGCCGTCTGTGCTAAAAAAACCCCCTCATTGAGCGCACCCTTGCGCAGGTTGCATGACTTACACAACACCCTCAAATTATCAAGGCTATGATCGCCTCCGGCCTTGCGTGGGATGATGTGATCGATGTGCATCTCACCTTCATCTGTGCCACACAATTGACAGCTTCTACCATCACGCATAAACACTCGCTCGCGTTGTTCTCGGTAGCGTCTGCTGTTTAGTTTATCTAATGCCATCCCTTATCCTTAAAGTGTTGCCATGCTATACATGGCTCACCATATCTATGGCCTATGTAATCTAATCCCCATTGTACTTGTTCATAGCCATTAAGTGTGGATAAGTACTCACTCTTACCTTGTGGTATTCCATAATGTGATCCATTAACTGCATCTGGATTCCATGCTGATTCTTTACCATAAAGAGCAGCTAAGCATTTATATTGCTCTACATTTCCATCTAATAGATATAAAGCATATTCTTTGTAGCTTATGTAGTCTTTTTGTATAGCACTTGTAGAGCCTGCGTCAGGCATAAAGCATAGAGCTATCCCAATACCTGCAAGCACCCCCCGCGCTATCCGCTTCAGCGGCGCGGGTTGAGCCTTTGAGAGGCTCTGCTGTGTCAGGGTACCGGATGAGTCAAGCATATCTGTATAAGTGCTGGTCAGAGCGGCGTGTCGCTTCATTGAGACCTCCTTTTATTGCCCTGTGGATAACTTCTGTGGATAACTATTTATCAGTTGTATAGAAGCCCTTGCCCTTGAAGTGCACAGCTGTAGCTGTAAAGCCTTTGACCATGGGAGCATTGCAGTAAGGACATGGCACTACTGGTCTACTGTCGAATCCATGAGTGACCTCTTGGAATAGATTGCAGGTGACACATCGGTAGTCGTAGGCTGGCAAGTTAAGCATCTCCTGATCATGTATGACCCACATCCAGTACACCGGTCTATGTCTGCCTCTGTGGGTTGATTGTCTAAGTGACCGTATTTAAGTAAGAGTAGTGGCAATAGATCCTCAAGCCGGATAATGCAGGCATAATCCTCTGCGTTTTCACCTTGTCCGTTGAGTCTAATAACACCGAATCCGAGATCCCCCGAAACGGATGTCCGCGCTTTCAATTGTTTTAGATACGCAAGCGGTTGAAATCCAGCCCGAGCCTTGACTTCAACATCAAACGGTACATTAACAATATCTTTGCCACTACCCCTTCCGACACATGCGCCCGGCCACTGAGTCGATAGGTACTCAGCTACTACGCGCTCTGTACGGAAACCTCTGTGTTTCCTTGCTTGACTAGCCATTGACTGTGCTGCATTTAAGGCACTGCCACGAAACAATTCCATTAACAGCATCGGATGATATATCCACTAGATTCTTAATCTGCACTGGCTCATTGCACAATTGACATGGCACAAAGGCCGACATCAAATCTACCCATTGACCATTGATCTTAATACCAATGTTTCCCATTATGCTCTCGCTTTCTGTGGTTGCCATTTACCTGCACTGTTTAGCTCGTACCATATTGCCGGACACTTGCCTTCAAAGCCGCCATGACCTAAAGCTGTGCATTGATAAGCAGCCCAGTCCTTGCCGGTCTTGGCACTGTGTCCAGTTTTCCAAACCATTGATCCATGCTTACATTGTGGCACTTCTGACGCTTCTGCTGTGCCCATAACTTCTGTGATGTTTTCCATTGCTTTGTCAAGTGTTATTGGTGCATCTACTACACTCAAGTATTGACCAACGGGTGTAGTCCAATAGTCCTGATCATCCTTGACTTGTGCCACTGCCGGCTTGACTGGCTTAGCAGCTACAACCTTACTCATTTCCTCGCGGCTTGGTCTTTTTCCTTTAGGCGCATAACCTGCATTTGCAAGTGCTCGGCCGATTGCCGAAGTCTCACAATTCTCCAATGCTGAAGTCTGATTAACACCTCTAGTACTAACTGTCTCCTCAGCATACCCGGTTGCCCAAGCAACAGAATCGTTTGCATCTTTATACAAATACGCCTTAACAATGTATCGAGCAGCCTCGACAACCTCCAACTCAGTTGATATGCGAAACGCTGGATAGTCCTTAATAAACTTTTCAAGTCGAACCTCCACTGGCTCATAGTCGGCTAAATTAAACATAAAGATCGTTCTCCTCTGTGGCCAGTTGGCCGCCTATTGCTCCGTATGAGCATAAGTCCGTCCAATTGTCGATGTGTTGTGCTGATTGATTAGTCCTAGCAAGTTTAACAAGGACCATGATCCCTGCGACCTGATAGTCGTGAATTGGTGTTTGTAGGTATGCACTGAGGAGCATTGCGGTGTGTTGCAAGTTATCCGCAGGGTGACCGTATGAAAGGCCACGGTCGCGGATCGTGTCGGTTGCTGAGAGTAAAATTTCACTAGCTTGCATCTTGGGTTACTCGCTGATAGTTCTTGCCGACTACTACGCCTTCGCGTTTGCCTTCGTTAAACCCTTGAGACCAGCCCACTACATACCACAGCGCGTTAGCTGCTAACAATATAACTATGATTGGAACTTCAAATGACATTTTGTTACCTATCTGTCGCCAAGGCCCTTGCTTGGCTAACAGGATTACGGTCTCATGCCTGTCTGACATTGTCCAACACATTTAGGTAACGAAACGATAACGATTTCTAAGCGTATAACTTTCCGTAAAGGGTAAATGATCCGTCTTTGTTGATAGGCACTAGCATCGGTGACACGCGATCACCATGGGTTTCGATGACTGCCACGCTCATCTGCCAATTAGCACTGCCAGCCTTCAAATAAGAGGCTTTTTTCTTGTCCATAACATTACCTGCCTCCAAGCCCCACAAAGTCCTGTATGAGGCTCCTATGCCCTCTGTAATGGCACTGATACCTGCTCTATGAGTATGTCCGCAGACTACTGACTTGCCAAATTTTTTAGCCAGACCTAGAGCTGTAAGTCCGGCATTGCTGTTCATTGATCCTTCGTCTCCATGGACGAGCACCCATCCTTTGTGGAACTCAAAGGGCTTTTCATGAAAACGGATCCCCATTGAGGCGAAATCCATAAAACGGGAGTATTTGAGTTCTGGAAGTCCGATGAGGCTAGGAGCTCCTCTAACGAGAGTGTGGTATAGACGATCGGTGTGGTTGGATCGAGTGATGTCCGTTGTTCCGAGATCCCAGAGGATGTTTTGAGCCAGACTTCGATCGGCATCTAATTGACCCTCATATTCTAGGTGCGTGCCCTTGGCCCATTTGCTTTGAGACTGCATATCCAGTTCATCACCGGTGTTTAACACGAGATCAAACTTTTCTCGTTTTACTAGCTTGATTAGATTTTTAACGGCTTGCTCATGGTGATAGGGGATCTGTAAATCCGATATAACCAGATAGCGTTTTTTAATCATCGTCCTCATCCTGATAATCGCCAAACCTTTCTGGTTCAACGGGATCTGGCAAGATCCATCCGGGATATGCCGATGGCTCAACAATAATTGCTAAAGCAATATCGTCTTGAAAACCAGCGCGTTTTAATGAAGTCCAAAACTCCTGTAAACCAATGCAATAAGCATCAAGTTTTGAGTAGCCTTGTTGTTCTAATGCTTTAGTCGATTTTCTTGCCATGGCAAAATTATCGCTTCTCAAGTAGTGAGATGATGGTATCGACACGCGCTTCTAATCTTGTAACTTGATCGCGCAATGATGTTCCGCTATTGGGCTTTAACTCGCTCAAGTAATGTTTTACCAGCCAACGAATCGAACCGACGAATCCGGTAACGATTGAGATTATTGCAACCGCGAGAGCCGCCCAGTTAAGGGCGTCCATTACTTTTTAATGCCTAGTGCTGGATCGTTTGGAGATAAGAATCGCAATACTGGAGGCAAGATTGATGCGATGCCTGCTGCGATAAGAGCCTTAGGATCTGTAACTCCGGCTGCTGCCATTGAAATGACTGCAACCAAAAACGCTCTGGTCCATGATCCTGCTGCTACTTTGAGTTCATTCATTACTTGCTCCTAACATAGGTACTTGAAAAAAAGCCCCATCATTGTCAGCTTCTTTTTTAAAGCTGAAATGGGCGTGGTGGTTGTGTTTGTTTGCCCCGGTGTATTTTCTTGGCTTCCAGTTAAGGATGCTGGAATAGATAAACCCATCGAAAATAATGTAGGAAATTCTTTTCTCAACACCAGACTTGCATAACTGTCGAATCTGATCAACAAGATCGGGCATGAGATCGGGCTTTGCTTTGCCGGATAAATCACGATCGATGTCGATGGCACGAACCCAGCCTTTAGCATCGGGATTATGATCGCTAGGGCGCGCAGCGTGTCTTGTGTCACCGATCCACCCATCACTAGACCTGTCACGATCTGCGTAGGAATCATCGAACTGCTCGCGTAGCTGTATTGCAGCCTTACTTAGCTGCGGCTTCATGCTCTAAATATGCCCGATACATAGGATTTTCCTCTGTCATGGGTACTTGCCAAACATCATCTACCAAGAGGTATTGATATTCTGTACCGTCTGGACGCTCTGCATCGATTATTTTATAGTTCATTATCTACCACCCAATGTCCTTGACCTAGAGTTACAAGCCAGACCACAGAGGTCTGAATATAAAGTTCCATATTGTTTGTTGATTGATACTCTGCTGCTACCGCACCTGTTGAGGATCCAGCAAGTCTAATAGTTGCCCAAGATCCACTAGTTCCACCTGCTTGATAAACAGCTACTGAGTAGGATGCATTTCTTTTAGCCACAGCAAACTTAATTGGTATGCGTTGATACCCGCTGCCATCGGAAGATCCACCAATTGAATAAAGTCCTATTGTTGTGTTTGTTGCCGGTGCTGTTGCAATATCGTAAGACTTTTCATAGTACCTCTGGCACATGGCCAATTCGCCTTGCAGGCTTCCACCACTTGCAGTTTGGAAAGGTGTTGCGGTCGATCCGTACTCAACCTGCACACCCCAGATTTGGAAAGTGTTATTCTGTAATCCGGTTGCTGCATAACCTAAGGCTGTAAGTGTTGATCCATCTGATACAAAGATGTAAGCCTGAACATGCGAGTTAGCACCTATTGTTTTTCCAGATATTGAAGCAACATTTACTGTAAATGAGTATCTTGCCCATGATGTAGTAATTGCTTTAACAGCAGGTGAGTTAATTACTGTGCTTGATCCACCTGATCCAAATTGCTGACCAATAGTTACTCCTACATTGGGAGTGCCAGATGATGCTTTTGCCCAAAATGAAAATGTGAGCGTTTGACCTGCAAAAGTTCTGACATCTTCGATCTTCTGATAAATAGCAGCCCAGTCACTTGCACCAGATTGTGAAGCTGTTACTAGCTGATAAAAGTTTTTTGACTCATAACCTGCGACGGGTGCTGCTCCAGCAGTAAAAGTCTGTGGTGTAAAGGTACAAGTTCCACCAGATGATCCTAATGATGTTACCCATCGGTCATAAGTATAAACACCATCAGTGGATGCAGTTGTGAAAGCTCTTTGATTTATGTTAAAGTCACCATTAATAATCTTGTTCTTGCCTGCTTGACCAAAGCCAACAGACCAGACAGAAGCATCAATGGCGTTACCAAGTGTGCGAATGTCGGATGCGCCATTTTTAACAAGGCTGCTGTTATCCGGTTCAGCCCAGCCATAATTTGTTGATGTTGCCATTTAAGTTAGTGCTCCTGTCGCATTTGTCCATGTAAGTGTAGCATTTACGCCAGTCCAAATTAGTGAGGCTGGCAATACTGTTTCCCATTGTGTAGTAGATAATGAAAAGTCTGTCGCTGAGACATAAAGAGTTAGATCGACATAAGTAGGGGTAGCGTTAAGAGCTACATTCTCCACAAAGCCATCGAAGGTTCCGCCTAGTAAGTTAGACGGTAAGTTACTGATCAGTACTGGTTGGCCAAAAAAGACACCAATAAGGCTATTGAGCATCGGTGTAGGCATGTCCGGGTTATCTAATCTAAAGGTAATAGCACCTAACGATGCTCTAGGGTTTTTGCGTAGATTAAGCTCTCTAGAGGCGATATTAGTAATGTCAGTTAAAGTTTTGATGTTTGACTCGGCTGACTTCTCAAAGAGGCCGTAAAGGGCAATAGAATCGGAATCAGAGGTACTATAGGTCGATGCGTAGCCTGCGGCATATTTGTAGATCAGGCTGTTACGGATACGGGCTATCTGTGTCTGGGATGTAATGGATCTTGGAGTTGCATAAGATCCATCTAGGTTAGTAAAGCCGTTGGCTGCTAGATAGGTCGAGCGATGGTCGGCATCGTCATAATTGACTTTCCCATTTTTGCCTTCGCTGAGTTGGCCCAATGCGCTAGTGGCGATCTGATCGGCAAGAGTTTGTGATTTAGCAGTTGGACTAGCTGCAAGGTTGATCATGGTATAAAAACCTGAATCAATTGTGCCAATGTAGGACTCAGCATCATTCCAAGTTGTTGTGGCAGGATAAGTATTCCAAGTAACAGTAGGGGTGACTTCATCCCATGTTAAATTGAGGGCTGCACCTAGAATGGCTGCAATCTGAGCACCATCTAAACCTTCTGCAAGAGCTGTGTTATAGACAGCCTTAGTTAATTTGGCCAGAGATCCGATTCCTAAAATTGTGCCAGTAGTGATGTAACCGGCTTCCTCTGGGCTTCGCACACCGATGTTAAAATCTGATACTTCTCCACCAAATACGGTCACATAAGTGCCTGAGCCATTTTTAAGCTCTAATGTAATTGGCTCGGTAACCTCAATAGTAAAGTCCGCACCAGTGGTGTTAATGATCTCTACTCGACAGTAACCCGCTGTGGCTTGATTATCAATGTCTAAGCGGCCGGATGCGAAAGATACAGCAGTAACAGTGGTATAAACATCATCGCCTACCGTTACACGCCATTCTGGAAGCCATGTCACGGTAGTGCAACCAGTGTTCCTCTTTGACGGGCCTCACGCAATACATTGTCAATTGCCTCAGCAATAGCGTTTGGATCTCCGACACCTGTATTGACTGTGATATTGACAGGCGCAGCAGATGATCCAGATGATGAAGCCGGAGGCAACATTCCACCAAACTGATATTGGTTGGCAGCCTCAAAATAATTTAATTCTGCATTGCTAAAACCTTGAGATGGCCGGACTCCACCTGCTCCCTTAATAGGGTTTAAGCTGCTAGGCATAATTGGTGCTGGACCCATTGCAGATGAGACTCCCGCTGCTGATCCGTTTCCAATTAGTTTTAGCAAAGCAAGTGCTTGATTGAGATTGTTAATGTTAATGAGATCCCTTGGAGCAAGGCCTTTAAGAATATCCTCAATTTCAGTCAGTTTAATCTTTTGATTGCTTAAAGCACCAAAAATCTTAAGGTCTGCATTTAGTCGATCTGTCGCAGCAGTAATGGCTTTAACATCGCCAGAAGCGATAGCCTCATCCAAGGCGATGATGTCTTTCTTAATCTGCAAGCGTGTTAAATCGTTTGTGATCTGGAGTAATTGTGCCTGATTAGTTACCTTGCCCAATTGCTCAGCCTGATTCTTTTCTGCTGCTGCAAGTTGGATCTTTTCCATGTCAAAAATGGCACTGCCCTTGCCAAGTGCAAGGTTAGCCTTATCTATGGCTTGTTTTAATTGCTTGGCCTTTAATTGCTTTTGTTCCTCAGCCGTCAAGACCTTTGCGTTTTTGACTATCTTGGCAGTGGCAACAAAACCTTTTTCAAAGGCTGTTGCACTAGAAGCTGCTGTGTAGTCAAGTTTTGCTGTGACTTGACCTAAATCTCTAAGAATCTGAAAGTAAGATCCAACAATAGGAATCATGCCGATATTAAAAGATGAAACACCTGGCAGGCTTTTTAGTTTTTCTGTCAAAACGCCAATACCACGAATAACATCGGCTGTGTACAAAGCCGCTGATTCCATAGACTTGGCAAGATCATCTACTGAGTTTTCATCACCTAAACCACTGAGTGCATCGATTAAACCTTTGCCAATAATCTCTGAAGCATTAGCAGATGCAACGGCTAGTTTGTCGATCGACCCTTGGTAACTATTAGCCGCTGCTGTGGCAGATCCGGCAAAAGTTGTTGTTAATTGATCTGTAATAGACTTAAAAGATTTAGACTTTAGATCGGCCTTAGATATTCCAACGCCTAATTTAGATAGGGCTGTGTTGTTTCCTAAATATGCCTTGCTTAACGCAGCTGTAACCGATCCAAGATCCTTGCCAGTAGATGCTGAAATATCTAATGCAAGATTAAGGAGTCTTTGTGCTTCATTTGTATTTTGAACGGCTACTGCTAGACCCTGATAAGCTGGACGAAGCTGATCATCAAGGATGCCAAATTCGGATTGTAGCCGCTGAATATATGCCTCAGATGAAGCGGCATCTCGACCCAAGCCAACATTTTGTAAAGCCAATGCTAATTGTTTTTGCGCCTTTTCATCGGCTGCGGCTGCTTTAATAGAGGCTTTTCCATAAGCAATAACGGCTGCTGATCCAAAAGCAAGACCTAATCCACCTGCAACCTTTTTAGCAGTACCGGCTAACTTGCCCAAAGCCGTATCTGCTTGCTTGAATCCTTTAGCATCAAACTTGGAGGCAATGTTAATTACTTCTGAATAATTCACGCTGCTCTCCTTAATGAGTTAGCTCTTGAACGCCTCAAGAGTTCTTGTTCTGCTGTTGTAATAGCCTTATTCACAATGCCTTCAGCTCTACCCTTGTCTTGTGCCCATGCCTTAAATATCAGACGGCCTCTACCTTTTAGACTTCCGCTGAGTGGTGGAAATGCACCGATAAATTGTTCACCGGCTTTAGGGTTGCGGGAATGTGAATATCTATTACCGGCTGGCCCCTTAGGGCCGACCCATGGTTGGCCTTGTGGACCATTACGACCAGCAGACTCATAAATAGCACCTGCGCGTGAGTCATTAAATACACGGGCCATAGTGCTAAAGCCTTGTCGATTTCGCTTAGAAACTGCTGTCGTATAACCAATTTTGGATTTAATGGTTGAAGCATTAAAAATTGGAAACTTACCTTCGCTAAATGATCTACCGGCCCATCCGCTTAAAGGCGATTCAGAAGGAACAAAACCTCTAGCTGCTTTAGCAACCGGAGCAAGCCCACGCTTTATCTCGACCTTAAGAGATTTTTCTAGATCCGGAGCAAATCTACGCAATGCTTTTCTGAGATCAGCGTTTCCGCGTAACTCGATTTGCATCGCGTACCTCCTTTGCTTCATCCTTGAGACCTTGCAGAAGTGCATCAAGCATGGTCTTATCTAGCTCTAATAACTGCTGTGGCGCGATTCCCAATCTAATGCTTAACCTAGCGATTAGATAGGTGAATGGTAAATCGCGCTTTAAGCTAAAGGGTCGGAGTCAAGCACCTCAACACTTTTAAGTGTTTCGATAAACTCCATCCCAAACGGCTTAACAGTTTCACCTGATCTGCGTGTTACTTCCCATGCCAGCCAATAGACATCGCTCTGCTTTTCCTCATCGCGAAACGCCTTATGGAAACCCTTTTTAGCGTATTGCTCAAATGCGTACTCCACTGCTGGAGTGATCTCGCCTTCTAACACGCTTCCATCTGTACGGACTATCTTTAGTTTTGCCATGGTTTTGCCCCTTTATTTTAGTTTTAGAATGTGCCTGTTGTTGCTACTGCAATTGTTGAGTTAGCAGTAAATGTGATTGACTGTGTGCCAATATCGCCAACAGCACCATTGATGTCTGTTGTGTTATTGACTAGCAATGAAACAGTGTAAAGAGGGTTAGTCGCTGAGACTCCTGTTCCCTTTGTCTGTAGGAATACTGCTGTGACAGTTGTTCCCCATGCAGCTTGTAGTGTTGCCAATACATTTGTTGCTGCTGTGTCATTTAGGAAATCAATTGTTACAGATGATGATTCCAAGCCCTTAACGAACTTGTGTGCTGAGTCACCCATTGCAGTAACTTCTAGCTCATCGAATACGCGGTTGATTGTTACTGCTGTGACATGGTCAGAAAGATCGACAGAGTTAATCTTTACGCCCACATTGTTATTTAGAAATACAGCCATGAGATTATTCCTCGTCCTTCTTAGTAGTTACTGGCTTTGGTGATGCTGGTGCTACCTGCCCGATTTTGATCAGGAAGGCTTCGTTTTCTTTTTCCCACTCGGACATATTAACTCCAACTTGTTAGGATAGATACGGACATCTCACAGCTCAAAAGGTCTCCCGATGCAGCGTTGAGAATACTTGGTGCGCTTATTGCCCCTACATTATAGGTTAAGCCGCTGGCATTTAGTTTATTGAACACGCCTACTACTGTGTCCTCGATACCGTTAAGGTTTCCTTCATTATCAAACAATGGCACTGTCATTATGACTTTGAAATTAGCAGTAGGGCTAATTGTTATGTGCTGGTTATTGTTTGGGGTTAAATAAGGATCATCCGGAGACACAATGACAGAGTTAGCCAATACTGTGGCCGGAGGAAATGCAAAAGTCTGCCATTTAGTATTATCTACTAGCGCAGTGGCTAAAGTAGTCCGGAGGGTTGTTATCGCTACTGGAGGCATCAGCCCACCATTGAGCGTGGATCTAGCGCATGTGCTATCAAACCTCGCACCTTAGCGAGAAGCTGTGCGCTCATTCGGTAAGGGCTTGGCTGGAAATCGACTGCGTTACTGCCTGAAAGGGTGGCTGTACGCGCTTGCCAGATTTCAACAGATATCATTAAAGCT